GCATAAGCACGATTTGCAATCTTCTCTGGTTGATGAGCAAAAGACGCAACTTCAGCTTTACTAAAGTGCTTTGGGAATGTCAAGAGCAATCCCTGTGCAGAGTAGTTTAGGTTTTCAGATGTATGAACAAAGAATCCAGACTCAACAATAACCTGTGACAAGAAAGCAGCTTGTCTTTTCTTGGTGTTGATGTTGCACAATGCAATCGTCTTATTTAATGGATCAACAAACTTTGGCATTTCTGCATTTGTCAAACCACAAATGTTGTGTAGAATGTCAGCCGTTATCATAGGTATTCTTCCCAACAGAAAAGAGGAGATAGTTTCCTATCTCCCCTTTATTTATAGATTAGCTGAGATAATCCCATTCATCTTCCGTGTAAGGCCACATGGATGGTCTCCTCAGATTGCGAGAAGATTATACAGTGTAAGCAAACATAGACCCGCAATAGTGAGACCTGCAACTCTTGATACAGGTAAGATGTACCTTTCTAACATTTATTTTCCTTCTCGTTCTGCCAGATATTCTGCGGTAGAAGAAGATTTAGACGAATGATCTTTGATTTCCACCTTCTTCGGTTTCTTGTGTTCTGGAATAACATACTCCAGACCAATGCGGAGAATCCCGTTTAGAAGTTCTGCGCCATTGATTTCAACATGATCAGCAAGTGTGAACTGACGCGTAAATGGACGCATTGCCAATCCTTGATGTAGAAATAGTGGCCAAGTCCATTCGCCTTTTGAGTCTTTTTCAGCAGGTTCACCTGACTTGACGTTGCCCTTAATAGTTAGTTTACCATCAGCAAGTTCGATGTCAATGTCTTGGCGCGCAAAACCTGCAACTGCCACTTCAATGACATACTTGTTTTCATCAATCTTTTTGATGTTGTATGGTGGATAGTTCGTAGAAAGCTTTGCTGTCTGCTCTGCCGCCGATGCTAGTTTCTGTACTAGTGGGTCAAAGCCAACAAAAAACTTATCTAGTTCTTTTGGAAGAGCAAAGCTTGAGCCGTAAAAAGTGTTACCCATATGTATTCTCCTATTAAGCGAGAGTTAATGTAATATCTACCCATTTGGCGTAGACGAGTTATTTATAAGCGTTTCCACTTACTGCCGAGAAGAATCTTGGTCTTCGTTCTGAACCACCAAGATTTATCTTCTCTAAACTTTAACACGACTGCATTAGGATCACCAAATACTTGCCATTCCCATTTGAATGGTTCTTGTTTGGGTTTTGGTGTCCATACTGGATCCCATTCTGCCATAATATATCATCCTAATGTTACTTTTTTCCGATGTTGTATTTCGCAACCATATTCCAGTCATGCTTTTCTTTGTATGACAAAATCTTGATTTGATTTAGTGGAGTGACTGGTTCTTCTGTTCTCTTTGGTTCAACAATAGTGAGTAGCCCCCACTCTGCTAGCAGATTGATGATCGTATTTCTGCGACCTTCATCTGTATCCGAAAAATCAGTTGGCTTACCGTCAAGAGCGAACAACTCTTTAAAGTGAACAATATAGTATTTCTTCTGTTTATGTAGAATATGACAGGACTGATACAGGATCTTGTCCTTGCGTGAAGCGATCCCAATACGAGTCAACGTTTCTTTAATCTTTAAGAAATCGTCTGGCTCTTTTAGGGTTACCTCTACTAGAGCCTCTACTGTCAGTTTCATTTTGTGCCACCCTTACTTAATCTTTTCTTTATGTTTTTTACCTGTTCGGATGACAATAGAGACAAAGCAACTTCAGCCTTTCGATCTGAGTAACCGAATGCTTCTTTGATAATGTCTAAATCGGCAACCTTTTCTTTCTTAGGCCATTTCGACTTACGAAACTTTGGTCTAACTGTATTTAGTAAAAAATCGTATTGAAGTTTCTTGTCAAGGTGATAGTATTGGTTAACAACGTTTACTAATGTTGCGGTATCTTGAAACAAAGATAGCCCGCGGTTGACAATCCAAGGATTGTATTCTTTCTCCACTTGATCTGGATCGTGTGGTCCGTTGAATAGGTTCTTATGTGTATTGATACTGTCGATGAAATCGAAGGGGCTGTAGATCGCTTTAGGCCTAAAGTCCTCTTCTTCTACTTCTACAACATCACTGGCAAGATTCATTACATCGAATACACTGTTCACTTGAAATCGCAATCTGCCATGATCGATAGAACGAACGCAGCGGTATTGATTTCCTGATTGGCGACAAATGCAGACTTGTATTGAAACTCAGCTAGGTGAAGGATCAGTTGACCAATAGAGTTGTCTTTAACAATATCTGAAATGTTGTCATACAGATCACGAAACAAAGTCGAACTATCAATGTCTGGGTTTTCACCAACCCATCTACGAGCAGCGCTAAAGTTCTTTTCTTTTAGTGCGACAAGTAGTGGAGCATAGTTACCACTAGAATCACCACCAAGAATACTCTTGTCGATATTGCCTGTCGCGGAATGCCTTTGAAGTTCATTTAGAACTCTCCTCCAATCTGGGAAGTGACGATTGATTAACTCAGCGATTACAGGCTTTTCATACGTAACACCCTCTGCATCTAGAATGCCAGAGATACGCTTCATAAACTGAACCGCAAGAACAGGCTTATCTTTCTTGGCAATGTTGAACTCGACAACAGAACACCGAGAATGTAGAGGCGCGATAAGCCGATTCTTAAAGTTACATGTCAGAATGAAACCACAGTTACGGCTAAACTCTTCCATGAAGTTACGAAACGCTGGCTGCACTTTGTCAGCGGACAGATAGTCTGCTTCATCAATGATGACGTATTTACGACCACCCTTGAACGAAACAGACGATGCAAAGCCAGTGATTTCATTTCGCAGGACATCAATACCAGCATTCAATGAACCATTGATGATGATATAATCACAGTCTAGTTGCTCTAGCATCGCACGAGCAACGGTGGTCTTGCCTACACCAGGACCACCTGTGAGCAGTAGATTTGGAATGTTCTTTTGATCAACAAACTGTTGGAATGTTGTCTTTAGATCAGCAGGAAGAATACAATCTTCAATCGACTTTGGCCGATATCGCTCCACCCACAAAAAGTCTTCAAGCATAATATATTCCTTTCAAACAAGATTCATTATAAGTAGATGTAGGTCACGATGTAACAGCATCTACCTACTCTAACGCTTTTACGGAGCATCAGCTATGTTTATATATAAGATCACGAACAAAGTCAATGGTAAAACATACATTGGCAAAACATCAAAGTCTATCGAAGAGAGATTTCGTAGACACTTCTATCATCACAAAACAGGAAATACAAATCTATATAGAGCCATGAGAAAATATGGATTCGATAGTTTTTCTGTAGCAATGATCGAAGAAACTTCTCAACTAAATGAGAGGGAGATATTCTGGATCAAAGAACTTCAGCCCGAATATAATATGACTAAAGGTGGAGATGGTGGCGATTCATCTAAATCTCTCACTTTCATAAAATCAATAGAAGTGTATCATAAAAACAAATCTAAAGAATCTTATGCTACATATGGAATGCTAGGTAAAAAACAATCACAGAAGTTCTTCGAATCGATCAAGAAATCTAACAGTTGTCCAGTAATGTGTGAAGGTGTCCAATATTCTTCTGTAGGTGAAGCAGAAAAAGCTTATCCTGGTATCAATCTAAGAAAAAGATTGGACAACCCAAAATATCCACATTTCTATCGTTTGCGAGAAAGAACCAGAAGAGGTTAACTGAAGGTCGAATCTTTCTCTGTAGCAATGAAGTATGTGATGCTAGGAGCAGTAAACTTTGAGATACCTGCCTTAGAGATTGAAACGTCATAGTCATTAGGTAGAAGCTTGATGTTTTCGTTCTTAAAGATAGCCTTGAATACAAGATCAGTAGTACCTACGATAATGCTATACTTGTCGTTGGTTGGATTTCTGCTATCATCAGCCGACAGATAGATGTTTTCGCCGTCACCAGAAATGATTGTTTCTGGAAGACCAAGAACACCAGCAGCCTTTTGAACCTTAGTAAGGTCTTCCTGTGTGATGCTGAGATTGATTTCAGCAGCAGGAAAGTTTAGATCCTTTGCAGGCGAAGTCACAAACGTTGATGGATCGGCATATGTGTAGACTAGCTTACGCTTATCTGAAGCAATAGTAGCCTGTGTTTCGCCAAAGTGGATTTCTGGCTGATCGAACAACATTAGGGCGCCGAGAAACTTTGATAGATCATAGATTGCAAAGTCGCGGTCGAACGTCTCTTGAACTTCTGCACTCGCCATCACAGTCTTTTGTGGTGAGATAGTGCGAATCATGTTACCCGAGCGAAACAGAATACCATGATTGATTGACGAAAAGTTCTTGAGGATAGTAAGGGTATTTTCACTTAGCTTCATAGTATCATCCTTTTCAATGTGGTGTTTCCAAAGATCACTCTGGAAACACCGTTATAACAAACAGCAGGGATTAAATCAAGACTTTTTGCCCAACTTTGATGGGTCAGCAGTAGCAGCAGCACCAACGGCTGCTAGATCAGCGAGTGAACCACCAAACACGTATGAACCAACATGCTGTAGTTG